CTACAGGCTAATCATCAGCAGCTTGCTGAGACCCTGACCGCCAACTCCCGCGCCGAAGAGAAGGCAAAGCGTGATGCGGTTGCTAAGGTCCATGGCGACATCGTGGCCAACGCGCTTTCTGGCGATGCGCTGGACGCGATGTTCAAGTCACTGGGCGAAGCTGCTCCGCTGGGCACCAACAATGCGCAGCAGCAGAAAGAAACCGGTGCGCCGAACCCTGACGAATACTTCAAATAAGGAGCCAGACTAATGGCACGTTATCGTCGCATTAATATCGACGGTCAGTCTCTGTACAAGACCGAAACCCGCAAAGTAGCCGCCGCGTCATTGCCAGGCACTTTCGTTACCATCAACGGTGACGATGAGTTTGCAGTAGCCGCAGCAACGGTTGGGCGCCTGTATGTTCTCGACCCTGCCTTCAGCGAAGGTCTGGGTATTACTGACTCCATTCCTGCTGGTCACTCCACATCTGGTAACTACGTGGAAGAAGGCCGCGAACTGGCAATCCTGTGTCCTGCGGGCACTTACGCCAAAGACACCCCGATCAAGTTGGGCGCAAATGGTCAGGGGGCGATTGCCGACTCTGACACCGACACCGTTCTCGGCTACAGCCAGGACGATGCAACTATCGCAGCCGGCGCTACCGACTTTATCCGCGTGCGCTTCCGCGTAGGCACTGTAGCCCCGGCAACTGGCGGCGGCGAGTAAAAGGAGAATATGAATGTACTTCACTAAAGAAACGCTTGCCACGAATAGCCGCCTGCGCCTTCACTGGAACTCTCTGTGGGCGCAGCGCAACATCTGGGATACCGCGCATAACATCATGGTTAACCAGTACCGTGGCGCGATGGATGCAGAAACTCTGGCGGCCAATGCGCTGGCCGGTGATGGCCTTGGTCGTGAGTTCTGGGCTGAAATTGACCGCGAAATCGTCCAGTCTCGCGATCAGGTGATCGGCATGGAAATTGTCAACGACCTGATGGCTGTACAAACCGTTCTGCCGATCGGCAAGACTGCCAAACTTTACAACACGATTGGCGATATTGCTGATGATGTCTCTGTGAGTCTTGACGGTCAGGCGCCGTATTCCTTTGACCACACTGATTACGGTAGCGATGGTGACCCGGTTCCGATTTATACCGCTGGCTTCGGTGTTAACTGGCGTCTTTCCGCAGGACTGAACACCGTCGGTATTGATCTGGTGCTGGATTCGCAGACGGCTAAAACCCGTAAGTTCCATAAACGCCGCGTGACTGGTTATCTGGATGGTAATCCGACAATTCAGGTTCAGAACTACCCGGCACAGGGACTTCGCAACCACCGCAACACCGCTAAAATCAACCTTGGCTCTGGCGCAGGTGGCGCTAACATCGACCTGACCACTGCAACCCCGGCACAGGCGCTGGCCTTCTTTGGCCCGACCGGTGCATTTGGTGTGACTGCCCGCGCCAACCAGGTTACGGCCTATGACGTTTTGTGGCTGTCTCCTGAAATCATGGCGAACCTCTCCAAGCCATACACTATTGAGGTGGGTGACGGTACAAACGCGATCATCAGCGGTTCTGTGCTGGATGCTATTCGCAAGTTTATTCCGGTGAAAGACATCCGCCAGACTTATGCGCTGAGCGGTAACGAGTTCCTGGCTTATGAGCGCCGCAAAGATGTGATCTCCCCGCTGGTTGGCATGGCCGTTGGTGTTGTTCCGTTGCCGCGCCCTATGCCTCAGAGCAACTACAACTTCCAGATCATGTCTGCTGAAGGTTTGCAGATTAAACGTGACGACGAAGGTCGCTCTGGCGTGCTGTACGGCGCGAATCTGGCATAAGGAGAACAACATGGCTAAATACCAGGTAACCAGAGCATGGCATGGCGTGAACGTCGGTGATGTGGTTGAAATTGAGAAACTGCATCCGTCGCTGAAGCCTCATGTTATGAAACTCTCTGACGCTGCGCTAACTCCGGCGACACCAGAGGCTGGCACGGATGTGAAATCCCGAAAAGAGGTTATCCAGGCGCGGCTGACCGAACTGGGTATTGAGTACAAAGGCAGTCTGGGTGCTGAAAAGCTTGGCGAGCTGTTGCCGAAAGGCGAGCTTGAAAAGCTCTTCCCTGCTGAATAACAGCCGCCGCTAAGGCGGTTTTTTTATGCCCCGCTCCGGCGGGGTATTTCACGGAGTCGATAATGGTAACTCTCGAACAGGCGAAGGAGTATCTGGAGAGCCAGGGAATTACCATTCCCGATTTTGTTCTTCAGGCTCTCGTCGACCAGGCCAACAGTATTCAGGAGTGTCTCGATGCATATTATCCTGCATCGACCTCGCTGTTGATTCAGCTCTATCTGCTGGCGCTTATGGGGCTCGGTCAGGGTGACAAGTACATCAGTTCTCAGACAGGGCCCAACGGCGCATCACGCTCATTTCGGTACCTGTCTTTTGCTGACCGATGGAAAGCCTCTATGGGGCTTCTGAGGGGACTAGATAAGTATGGATGCGCTACAAGCCTGATCCCGCCTGATCCGACTAACACCGCTTTTGCTGGCATCTGGATTGCCCGAGGCGGCTGCATGTGCAACGGGAGTCGATGATGGCGTTGATATCGGTCAAGCAGAGGCTTCCTGAGCCCTTCGTAAAGGTCTGGGTTATCACTGACTGCGGGCGGCGGGTCACGGGTTACGTTAAAAGTAACGGTGAATGGTATTTGCTGTGCCGGAAGGTAGCCGCTGAGAATCCGGAGATTATCCGGTGGGAGGATGATAGTGTCAGCCACGGCTAACTGGTCTTACACCAATGTCGCCACTGTCTACCCTCGCGTCTATGACGACTGGAACAACACCTGGACAAACGGCACCCCATACCTGATTGACTGCACCTGGACGGCTAACAATGAGGTTGCGGTAGATGCCAATGGTAAAGAGTTCACCACTAACCTGATTTTCTTCACGGAGCTTAAGCGTAACGGCGTCGATGCGACCATGCCGAAGCGCGACTGGTACATCGCAAGAGGCGACACAACATCTCAGGTCGATCCGCTGAAAGCTGGCGCGAACGTCATCAAAGCGGTGACCGAGTGGGATATGTCACCATTCGGCGAGGAGCCTGACTACAAAATTCTGACATGAGGTGATTTATGTTCTCGCTTGGATTAGCTTGCTTTGCCCTCGGCTTCTCTTGCTGCGCTGCGTTTATTCAAATAATCAGGTGGTGGCATGCCCGTTAAAGGTATCAAGCGTGTTCAGATGAACACCCGCAAGGTGCTGGCAGAAATTGCCGGGCCACGCACAGAAAGAGTGCTGACCGAGGTCATGATTGTAGGATCGTCTCATGCAGCACTACTTACTCCCATTGACACCTCCACGCTCATCAACAGCCAGTACAGAAAGCTTGAACCTATATCTGGAGGGATGCAGGGAAAGGTTGGGTACACGGCTGCATACGCTGCCGCCGTTCATGGCATGTCAGGGAAGCTAAAAGGTCAGCCACGTGAACATTTTGGCAGAACTCGCGCCGGAAAAGAATTCGGTGGTGGAACGGGGAAAGGCAATTATTGGGATCCTGATGCTGAACCGGGGTTCCTGACCAAAGGCTTCGAGCGCGACGGCCTCAACGAGATTAAGGCCATCATCAGGCAAGGATACAAAGTATGACGCGTAGCGAAGTGTATGATGCGCTGAGGGCGTGGCTGCAGTCGCATGGCTTTGATGTTGGTTATCGTGTTCAGAAGCGTTTCTGGAACGAGCTGGAGAATACAGAGGGGGAAAGATACCTTGTTATCCAGCAGAACGGCGGTGGCAAGCCTGATGAGGCCATAACGCGCGACTTTTTCCGTATCCTTGTTTTGTCAGGACAGAACGACAGTGACATCAACGAAGTTGAAGACCGCGCTGATGCAATACGCCAGGCGATGATCGACGACTACCAGACTGAATGCATCATCTCGATGCAGCCAATCGGCGGTATCACCGCCATCCAGACCGAAGAAGGTCGTTACCTCTTCGATATTTCCTTTCAAACCATCATTTCCCGATAACACGGAGATAAAGACATGGCATGTGAAGCTGGTGCTTTCACAGGGCGTGATGTCGTCGTTTACTACGCGATTGGCTGCCCCGAATCACAACCCGCCAACGGTGACTATAAGCGCCTTGGCATGATGCGCGGGAAGACTGTTTCCGCCGAATGGGATACCGCAGACGCTACCGCTGATATGAGCGCAGCGTACACGCAGGAAAATCTCGTAACCTACAAAAACATCTCGTTCTCTGGAGATGGCGTAACCCGAAAAGAAGATGTCTATGCGCAGAACGCGCTGAAGCGTCACGTATACAACCCGCCAGCAGAAACCAGCAATCAGCCATATGTCTGGCTGAAAATCATCTCTCCAAACGACATTACCGAAGGTCCGTTTATGGTGACTTCGTGGGAAGATGAAGCCCCTCATGATGACGTGGCCACATGGTCTATTGAGGCGTCAAGCGCGGGTCAGGTGGATGTGCGTGATGTCGGCGCCGTAATCACTATCACTACGCAGCCGCAGAACCGCACGCTCACGGTGGGCGATGCACTAAACCTGTCTGTGGCAGCCAATGTCTCTGACGGCTCCACTCTGACCTATCAGTGGAAGAAGGGCGGAACTGACATCTCTGGTGCGACGAACGCTACCTACACGAAGGCCAGCGTCGTTACGGGTGATGCGGGTTCTTACTCCTGTCAGGTTACATCCTCAACCGCCGGCTCGGTAACCTCCAGCCCTGCCACTGTGACCGTGAACGAAGCCTAAACCCATGGGAGGCTTGGCCTCCCTCTTATTGAGAGTTTCCATGAAAGCAATCACCGATATCGGCCAGGCTGTCATTCGCGCCAGCGGCAAAGAGATATTCCTCAACCCTTCATTCCTGGCTATGTCCCGAATCGGCACGCCTGAGCAAATCGTTGATGCTTTCGTGAAAGTTCATGCAGGCCATTACCCAAAGCACAGAATTGCAGACCCCCAGATTCTGAAAGCGGCTAATGCACGCTGCTTTGCGGATATGGCAGCGGCCGCAGCTAGTGTAGTCAAACACTGCTCTGAAGGCGACATTACTGAAATCATCGGCTCTTACTCAGTGACTACGGCGGGACGCCTCCTGTTTAAGCCTGGCTCGTTGCCAGTTGAAGACGTCATCCAGCTGGCGCGTCACCTGATTTTGCATGGCGTAATGGGTGATCAGCCGCCCGAAGAGTTCGAGAGCAAGAAAGGCGAGTACAGCGATAAATTCGATGCCCGTACATTCGTTTATACCGCAGTTGCCCACCTCGGGATGAGTGAGGCAGACGCCTGGAACATGACGATGACCAGCTTCCGGGCTGCCATGAATGCCAAGTTCCCGCAAAAGGATAAAGGCAAGGTGCCAACCCAGGAGAAATATGACGAAGTTATGAACTGGGCAGAACAGATGCTGGCGATGGATGCGCAGAGGCATGGGCCGCATTAAATTGCTCACTCGTTTTTTTGCAAAAGGTGCTATTAGGCTGTGAGTTATTACCCTAGGGGTAACATTTTCACGGCATACCTAGCTTTGCGCACTTACCGGCGTTTTAATCGCGCCAGTAGGTGCTCTTTAACAGTTAGGTTTGCTCGTGATTATCTTCGCTTTTTGTTAGACCCTTTGCGTGATTCTCAGCCTCTTCTTTGAGTGATTTAAGTAATTCATAGTTGTTGGCGTAACTTGATAACTTCTTCATAAGGTAGAACGAAACATTAAGCATTTTCTCGTTCCACTGAATTAGCTCTTCCTCATTAGCAGGCAACTTATTCTTTAACTCTCGATACATAACGACGAGTTTGGAGGCTTCCCTATCAGCATACTCTCTGATGTCTTCGCTAAAGCTGTCGCTAAGAGTGTGAATTATCTCTGTATTCATAGAGCGACCGTTAGATTTTGCCCTATTGGAAATCATTTCTTTAAGTTCCTGAGTCATGCGCAGGTTGAACTGTGGATCGTCTCTAGCCATACACCCTCCAACAATAATTGTTGACATACTATTACGGTGGTATCATCATTATCAATAAGACCACGGTGGTCTCATAAAGGAGATGGAAATGAAAGGTGCAAGAACGCTTCCCAACTTTAACCTCAGAATGCCAAAGGCTGATATGGATTTGGTGAGGAAGGCAGCAGAAATGAATGGGCGATCCATTAACTCTGAAATCTATCAGCGGCTAATGAGCAGCTTAAAAAAAGAAGGGATAGTCAGTGCTCAATAAAAATAGCGAAGCCCGGAAGTGCGCTAACACTAACCGGGCCTCTCACGTCAGTAACCTTCGGAGAAACTAACGATGAACAGTATAGCAATTCTTGAAGCAGTTAACACCTCTTACGTGCCGTTTAATGGGCAGCAGATCATTACGGCTATGGCGGCAGGAGTGGCATATGTGGCGATGAAGCCCATTGTTGAAAACCTTGGGCTTGACTGGCCTAGTCAGCACCGCAAGCTAATGAATAGCGGAGGTAAATTTAACCATTGTCATATGACCATGGTTGCGTTGGATAAGAAGCTTCGCGATGTTCTCTGCATCCCTCTGAAGAAACTCAATGGCTGGTTGTTCAGCATTAACCCGGCAAGAGTGCGCGATGACATCCGTGACCGACTAGTTCGCTATCAGGAAGAGTGCTTTACCGCACTTCACGATTACTGGACTAAGGGGGCGGCGGTTAGAAGTGCGCCAGAAACCTCGGTTGATGATCGCACTCCACTTCGTGGCATCGTGAATCGCATCATGGGCAAGTACGGCATGACTTATCAGGCTGTTTATAAAATGGTGCACAAAGAGTTTGGCGTAAAACACATCGACGAACTGTCCGCAAAGCAAACTGCAGAGGCCATCGAGTATCTGGCCGGGAAGGTTATTGAAGGTGAGTTTATCGGTAAAGAAACACTGCCACCGGTTAAGCCACAGTTCACCGATGAAGAGTTGATCAGTCTTTGCTACCTGCAACTCTGGATGGAGAAGAGCCAGTGGGTTAGCCAGCAACTTTACCCAGCGATGAAACAGGCGAAGTCAGAATACGCAGGAATGCTCTACGACATTGCCCATGACATTCGCTATATGACCGGGGAAACCAAGAAGATTCTGCTTCGTGAAACGCAGGATCTGGATAGCAGCAATATTGTCGTGAAACATGCGCAGCCAATGTTGGCAATGCTTCGCGGTGAGGAATGGATTCACTGATTGGCGTATGGGATGGCGCAAAAAGAAAAAGCCGATAGTTCGAGCTACCGGCTTCCATTAAAACTTGTCATAAGGGTCCAACCAATGACTTCTTTAAATTTAGCAGTTCAAGAACCAAATGTCGATCCCCAGCCACTGCCAGTGATTGAATGGAAGGGGTTGCGTGTTGTTACGACTGAAACGCTGGCCGCAGGTTATGGTTCTGATGAGGCTAATATTAGGAAAAACCTTTCGCGCAATGCCAGCCGCTTCATTGAGGGCATCCACATCTTCACCATCAAAGGCCAAGAGCTGAAGGATTTGCGAGTGACTAATAGTCACGCACAAATTTCGAGCAAAGCCCGCTCTGTTGTTTTTTGGACTGAGAAGGGCGCTGCCCGCATGTCTAAGGTTGTAGATACTGACGAAGCATGGTCTTTCTTCGAGCGACTTGAAGACTCCTACTTCCGACCAGCTCCTTCAGTTGTCGTTCCGCTGACTTATGAAACTGCGCTGGAAGAACTACTGGCGAAAGTAAAAGAGAACCGCATTATTGCTGAACAGCGCGATCGTGCAGTTAAAGAGAAGCGCTGGATCTCTGAGAAACGCGAAGTAACCGCGATGGCAACAGCTTCCGCCGCTGTTCGCGCCAAAAACAAGCTGGCAGAACGCATCGGTGAAGGCAAAAACTATGCCGCCATCATCCCGGTAGAGAAGAAGCTCGGCCAGAAATTCAAATGGCAGCCGCTCCGCAAGTGGTGCAGGGAGAATGACGCTGAGCCGCACGAGGTTGAAGACCCGCGCTTTGGTACTGTGAAATCCTGGCCTCGCGCTGCATGGATGGCGGTGTACAAAGTGGATTTGCGCAAGATCTTTTAATCGGCGTAAAAGTCCGCCAATCCGCCGATTTCTCAGCCAATCGACATCCCAACCCGCTTAACTGCGGGTTTTGTCGTTCCTGCTGATCTCGCCGTCAACAGATGGTAGGATTCATTTGATACCAAAAAACTGGAGAAGCTACATGGAACAAGACCAATTGCAGCGCTTGGCAGAGGAAGTTGCTGCTGCCTATTTACGCTATCTTAAACATAAAACTGGTGATGATAAAGTTACATATGATGGAGTCACGAAGCGTGTTGTATTTGAAGAGTTGGTGTTTGCTCTCGTTGGTGTGTCTCACTACAATGCTAAAAACTCACCAGAGCACCCAATTTTAAGCGATCCACATAAACATCTTTCTGAGATGATAAATATATTCACCAAGCCATACACGATTACTGATTTTGGTATTAGGGTTGTTGAGCATCTTAACGAGATATCCATCCATAAAGAGCGCGGGGCTGCGATGTGAACAAGTTACTGATCATATTGCTTGCCTGTGTTTTTTTATCAGGATGCGATAAGAAAAGTGATGATGTGTTATTAACTGAGGCGAAATCATCGGTAAAAAGAACTCTTGCAAAAGATTATAAGCAAGGTGAATGCCGAAGATGGCAGAGTATGAGCAGTAATAAAATAGCGCCTAAGGCAAGAATGATTGCTGTCTGTGATTCCAACTTCAACATAAACAATGGAGTTACATTTTCAGAAATGAAGGTTTACCGACACAAAAGAGGTAGCGCTGTATGTGGCATGGTTTCTGGGAAAACTGATATAAGTAAGATAGGGGCGAAATTTGTGTATGTCGATAGCAATGAATCACCTTTTATTAAAATGTCTAAGTACCCAGTGCAATTGTCTGGAAGTGAAACTTCAAGAAAAATTGTCGAACAACTAGTTGGCGTGTTTAACGATTCTTACGAGTCTTGGTGTAATTAAAGATGCATTGTAAATGACCGGCCATTGGCCGGTTTTTTTATGTCTGGAGAAAATATTATGGCTACAACGGTTGGTGAAATTGAAATAATCATAAAAGCTGAAACAGACCAGCTGTTGAAAGCAAATAAGCAAGTCGATCGCATTACCGACAACATGGAGTCTAGCTTTAAAAAGGCAGATAGGTCAGCCGAAAAGCTAAACACAACAGTAACGAAAACTGCTGGCGCGGTATCTGGTGGATTGAGATCTGGTATGCAACAGGCTGGTTATCAGATTCAGGACTTCATTGTACAGGTGCAGGGTGGACAGTCTGCGCTGGTAGCCTTTAGTCAGCAGGGATCTCAGCTTGCTGGGGCGTTTGGCCCAGGAGGTGCTGTTTTTGGTGCCGTTATTGCGCTAGGGTCTGTTTTGATTGGTTCTCTGTCCGCTGCGTTAGGATCAACAAAAGATGAGATGGAGCAGTTAAAGACAGCAGCGGAGACGCTCAACAAAGTAGTCGTTATTAACAGTCAAGGGGTGGCTGCGCTTTCTAATGACTATGCCAGACTGGCAGCGACTAACGCCACACTTGCTTCTCAGTTAAGAGATAACGCAATTCAACAGTATGAAATAGCGGTCAGGGACGCTGGCAAGGCAATAACAAATATAATTGATGAGCAATCATCTTGGTGGAGAAGTTTGAATGGCGGCGTCGCGAATGTTAAAGCATTTGGCGGTGCCATGGATCTAATGGAGATTAGCGCCAGTAATTTCAATGACGCCATTAAGCAAGCAACGTCACTAGGCCCAGCATTTAATTCCTCGACCATGACGTTGGTTAACACGGTTGCTATGCTGTCCAGTCAGTTTGATATTTCTGATGATGCAGCTTTTGGCTTGGGTAAAAGGCTAACTGAGCTTGCTAAAAATCCATCCCCACAAGCGGTAAGTTCTCTTGTTGATTACATGAGGGCTCTTAAGCCATCGACGCAGGATGGCGCAGACGCCATATCAAACCTTGAAAAAAGAATTCTCGATGCTGCTGCCGCAATGCAACAGGCACATGATAATGGCGAGGCACTAAAGAGAACGCTAAATGAGCTAAAAACAGAGGCGCAACAGGCTAATTTTGATGGAATTAGCAAGCAACTTGAGGCGCAGAGAATAGCTCTAACCAAAGGCAAGCAGGCGGCCATTGAATACGGGATTGAGCAACAAGACCTGACTCGCGAACAAAAAGATCAACTTATTGCGGCGTCAAGAATAAATGCTCAGCTGGAAGAAGAAAAAGAAAAACGAGATAAGGCAGCAAAAGCAAGCTCCAGACACTCATCATCTGTTGATGCGGCTAAACAAGCCCTAGAGAGACAAAGCAATGCACTGGCTCGCCTGAACACTGGGTATGCCGATGGCTCGCTCGAATTAGCGAAATACGATGCTGTTGTAGCGCTTGGTAACAAAGCATCAGTAGAGCAAATCGCCAAAGCGGAACAGCAAGCTGAGTCCATCTGGAAAGTACAGCAGGCAACCAAAGCCGCAGCAGAAGAGGAAAGGAAGCGCACACAGGCCGGACAAAACTTTACCGGATTGCAAGGGCAGGTATCGCCAGTTGCCGCAGTAGATAACACCTACGCGCAGCAAATGGCACAGCTTGATGAGTATGTGCAACTTTACCCACAGAAGATTGCAGAGGCTGAAGCTGTCCGAGCAGGGATTGAAGATCAGTATCACCAGAAACGCATGGCCGCAATGTGGGAGGAATGGCAGCAGCAGAGCGAGATCAACAACATGCTTGGCTCTGCAATCGATTCCTTACAGGGGGGCGCAACCAACGCGATTACCGGCCTTATCAACGGCACCCAAAGCCTGCAAGAATCCTTTGCCAACATCGGCACAACAATCCTCAATAGTGTTGTTGGTAGTCTGGTGCAAATGGGGATCGAGTGGGTCAAGAGCCAGTTAATGGGTCAGGCCGCTGCTGCTGCATCACTGGCATCGACAATGGCTCAGGCTACCGCCGCTGCATCTGCATGGGCGCCTGCTGCTATGAGTGCATCTATCGCAACATACGGTAGTGCTGCTGCCGTGGGACAGGCTGCGTACGCAGAATCGCTATTAGCGGCGAAGGGAATGGCTCTTGCTGGCGGTCGTCGCTACGGCGGCACGGTATCAGCCGGCAACGCCTACCGCATCAACGAAGATGGCCGCTCTGAAATCTTCCAGACAGCAGGTGGGCAGCAGGCATTCATCCCGAACCAGTCAGGGAAGATTATTCCTGCTGATAAGGCCGGAGGTGGCGGCGGGGTAGTGCAGCACATTACCTTCGAAATCAACACCACCGGCGGCATAGACGATGCGACCATGGCGCAGATAGTGCAAAAGATGAAGCAGGTTACTTTGTTCCACATTAATGATCAGGCATCCCGCCCGGGTGGTTTGATACAGCCGAGGACAAAACGCTAATGCCAGAAACATTCTCATGGGCACCACAGCGCGCTTACCAGGTTGAACGTACCCCAAACGTAGCCGTTGTTAAGCTCGGTGACGGCTACGAGCAGCGACAGGTGAAGGGTATCAATCCGCTAATGGATAAATACTCGCTCACCTTTCGCGGCGTCAGCGGAGCGTGCCGCAGTAACCCTGCGAAGGATGCTGAGGCATTCCTCAAGGCCAGAGGCGCGGTTGAGGCGTTCTACTGGACGCCATCAGATACCGGAGCCAGAAAGCTGTTTGTCTGCCGCTCATGGAGCATGACAAAGACCGGGCCGCTGTTTGAACTGACGGCCACTTTTGAACAAGTACCACGATAAGCCGAAAGGCGGGAGACAGTTATGACTTTAGAACAACGTGTTGAAGAGTTAGAGGCTATGGTTGATTCAATGAAAGCACAGATGGAAGAAGTTATTAGCGCTCACACCTGTGCTTATAATCAAATCACTGCGAAATTAGATCAAATTGCCGTAATTCAAGCTGAACGCAAGGCTTGAATAGCAAGTTTTTCAATCTCACCGATGGTTTTATTCTTTATCTCATCTGGCGCTATATCTAGGTTTACCGAATGAAATTGGTCATTAGGGCCAATCAAATTAGCTTTTAATTTAAATGTATTTCCAGCGACCGCAAAAGAAATAAAGTCAATAGCGTTTAATTTCAATTCTGACATTATTTTTCCTTTATCAGAGGTAATCAGCCATCCCCCTTCGATGGTTACGTCAGTGTCCCACCACTGACGGGCTGAGCTTACACGTTAACCAGGGTTATCAGTAAGCAACATCCTGATATTCAAACAGTAGCCACCACTTGGTGGCTTTTTTTATGGGAGTTTGCCGTGCGCGACATACCAGCCAGTATGATTATTGATAGCGTCGACGCCGGAGTAGGCGCGTTTATCGACCTGTTCGAAGCCGACCTGCAACCCTTTGGCGGAGACCTTATCCGGTTCCATTCCGGCACCAATGGATATTACGGAAATGTGATCTGGAAGGGGAATCAGTATCAGGCATACCCGATAGCAGTCGAAGGGTTCGAGTCAAAGAACGAAGGCACATATGCCCGGCCAACAATGGTGGTGGCGAACGTCACGGGTTTACTGACGGGCATAAACCATGACTTCGACGACATGCTTGGGGTGGTGATCACCCGCCGTCAGGTTCCGGTGAAATACCTGGACGCGGTGAACTTCCCCAATGGCAACCCTGACGCAGATCCGACGCAGGAAGCGGTTTCCCGCTACGTTGTGGAAGAGATGACCGAAGAGACATTCGAGCAGGTCACTTACACGCTGGCGACACCGATTGACTGCGACAACGCTATCATCCCGGCGCGAACCATCCTTGCCGACGTCTGCCAGTGGCTGTATCGCGGCGTCGGGTGCGGATATGACGGGCCGCCGGTTGCAGATGAGCGCGACAATCCAACCACTGACCCGGCGAAAGATAAGTGCTCTCACCGCCGTAGCGGCTGCCGCTTCCGTTATCCACGACCGGAACCAATGCCAATCAGCAGCTTCCCCGGCTCTCAGAAGGTTTCATGATGCAAGAATTACTCGATTATGCGGCATCGTCGCAGGATGAGGTGTGCGGCTTAATCCTGGATGGCGGGCAGTTGTTCCGCTGTCGGAATGTTCACCCGGAGCCTGGAAAGCACTTCCGAATCAGTGATGATGAGTGGCTGGCGGCCGAGGAGGCTGGAGAGGTGACTGCGGTATTTCACTCTCACCCAATGAACAGCCCGGTTCTGTCCGGCGCCGACCGTAAATGCCAGGTTGCATCGGGCCTTCCATGGGTGCTGGCCTGTAACGGGAAAATCAGAACGTTCAGGCCGGTGGATTACCTTTTGGGGAGGCGGTTCGAGCACGGAGTGACTGATTGTTACACGCTATTCCGTGATGCGTATCACCTGTGTGGCATTGACCTCCCTGACTTCGAAAGGACGAATGGCTGGTGGCTGAGAGGGGAGAACCTTTATCTGAACAACATGTCGCGCAATGGCTTCAATCAGGTATCGCCGGGAGAAGCGCTGCCAGGTGACGTAATAATCAGGCAACCATTCCCCGGAGCTGACCCTTGCCACGCAATGATTCTGCTCGATGACAATATGGTTCTTCACCACGATTGCTCAGGGCATTTAAGCCGGAGAGAGCAAATGCGCCCGGCATACGTTAAGCAGATGCATTCCATATGGAGACATGAACAGTGCTCATCTTTAAATTTGCAGGGCATTTACGCCGATTTTACCGCCAGATATCCCTGAACGTAGATACTCCAGCGCAGGGATTACGCCTCCTATTGGCGCAGGATTTCGAATTCAAAAAAGCCTTTCTCAATACAAAGCTGCGTGTGCGGGTAGCGGGCGAGGATGTTGAGGTGTCGGCCATGCAATGGCATCTGGATCGCCACCTGAAAGATGGTTCTATAGTCCTGTTTGTGCCGGTAGTTGAAGGTGCCATCACTGCCGCTGCTGCGGCTTGGATTGCGGTGGCTGTCAGCGTGGCTTCGGTAGCTTACTCGGTCTACATGTCACGCAACATGAAAACCAAAACCTCCGCAGAAGCCGCTGAGACCAATACGCTCACAAACAACTCTTTTACCAGTGCTGAGAACCGGGTAGGCCAGGGCCGGGCGGTGCCACTCCTCCTTGGAGAAATGGAGGTCGGCTCGAACGTTATTTCACTCGGCATCGACACAAGCAACAACCAGGACTGGACGGAATCTATTAGCTAAGGTGGCATTATGTCTTCAGGCGGCGGCAAAGCATCAACCCCCAAACTCCTCGACGATAACCTCAAGTCAAAGCAATTTTACCGGGTACTGGATCTCATCAGCGAAGGGCCTATCTATGGGCCCGTTGATCAGGAACACCTGTCATCATTCAAGCTCAATAAGACTCCCGTAACTGATGCGACAGGCAGTGTCAGCGTAAATGGTGTCAGCGTCGCCTGGCGCCCCGGATCTGAAACGCAATCCCCCATTAATGGCTTCTCTGCTATTGAAGCGACCACCATCGTAAACACCGAAGTAACCTATGATACTCCGCTGGTTCGCACTATAACCGATCAGGACGTTACCCGGGTGCGGTTTAACGTTGGTGTGACCGGACTGGTCGAGCAGGACACCAAAGGCAATCAGAAAAACACGTCCGTCACTCTGGTGTTGGAGAGCAGAACTGGCGCTTCAGGCTGGGTTATTGAAAAGACCGTGACCATCACCGGGAAGATATCAGGCGAATATCTTGAGGCCCATCTGATTGATGCTCCGGATATCAAGCCGTTTGATATTCGCGTTCGCCGCATTACGCCCGACAGCAGCAGTGATTTGCTGTCCAACGGCACTATCTGGAATAGCTACAGTGAAATCACCGATGACAACCTGAGCTATCCATATTCAGCCATCGCAGGCGCCGTTATTGACCGCGACCAGTACACCGACACCCCAAGCCGCACTTACCATCTTCGCGGACTGATTGTGTCTGTACCAGACAATTATGACCCAATCGCCCGAACTTACTCCGGATTGTGGACGGGTGGTTTCAAACAGGCATGGACAAATAACCCTGCCTGGTTGTTCAGAGAACTGGCAAAGAACTCCCGCTTTGGTCTGGCTAAGCGCGCTGGCTACATCGATGTTGATGACGGTGCGCTGTATGTGCTGTCTCAGTATTGCGATCAGCTTGTTGATGATGGGTACGGCGGCAAAGAGCCACGCATGACGCTTAACGCTTACATTACAGAGCAGGCCAGCGCGCGTGACATTCTCGACAAGATAGCGAGCATGTTCCGTGGAATTGCGCTGTGGGACGGCCTGCGCCTTTCTGTCATGCTGGATGCGCCACAAGACCCGATCGCGACAATCACGAATGCTAATGTGGTAAATGGTGAGTTCAAACGCAGTTCTGTAAAGCGATCTGAAAAATACAATGCAGTTATTGTGTCATGGACTGACCCGGATAACGGCTGGGAGCAGGTGAAAGAGTACGTTTCCGACGATGAGATGATTGCCAAAGGAAACTACAACGAGACCACTCTGGAGGCGTTTGGCTGTACCTCACGCGGTCAGGCATGGCGGGCTGGTAAATGGCTACTTGAAACAGCGAAACGTGAAAGCAGCAGGCTGTCCTTTCAGATGGCGCGTGACGCCATCCATTTCACTCCTGGCGACATAGTTGAAATCATGGACAACAACTATGCCGGCGCACGCCTCGGCGGCAGAATAATGTCGCATTCAGGCAATAAAATTACCGTTGATGCTGTTGACTCCTCGCTTATCGGCGGTGGTGATACCATGTCTATCATGGGTAGCAATGGTAAGTTCGTGAAGTACGTTATTGACGGTGTTGCAAACAACGTCGTGACCCTGAAGACGACTCCATCATGGGTGCGGGATGGAACGGTTTTTGCCATTTCTACCAGCAGCGTCTCGACTCGTTTATTCCGCATCCTCAGCGTTGCGGAGACCGAAAATAATTCCGTATACAGCATTACGGCCTCCCAGCACGATCCAAATAAGCAGGCCATTGTTGATGAGGGGGCTGTTTTTGACATTCCCAGCGATACCCTTAATGGCTACCGTGTGCCAAACATTGAAAATCTGCGCATCATTAACACAAATTCTGAGACCATTCAGGTCACAGCAACCTGGGAAACAGCTACAACCACTAAAAAGCTGATGTTTGAACTGTACGTTTACAGTGCTGATGGGAAATTAGTTGCGCAGTATGAGACCGATCAGTTCCGATATGAGTTTTACGGCCTGAATGCAGGAAGTTACACGCTTGGGGTTCGTGGTCGAAACGAAAATGGAATGAAAGGCGCTGAGACTCAGGTAAGCCTGATTATCGGAGCGCCTAATCCCCCGAACTCGGTTCAGTGGATACCTGGCCCACTTCAGGCCACTTTAGTTCCGGTCATGTCTGTTACTGCCACATCTGATACTTCTTTTGAATTTTGGTACGCAGGTGAGACTCCGATTCCATTGTCCGACGACATTGAGAATAAAGCTCAATTCCTTGGCCGTGGCAATCAGTGGACCATCCAAAAACTTAAGTTTGACCATGTTTATTACGTTTATGTTCGAACTCGTAATGCATTTGGCGTTTCAGGATTTGTAGAGGCTTCTGGAAAACCAACGGACGGCTTCAGTGATATCACCAATGCAATCCTGGAGGAGATTAAAGAGACTGATACGTTCAAAGACCTGATCGAGAGCGCGGTGGAGAGCAGTGAAAAGTTCGCAGAACTGGCTGATGCAATCAAAGAGAATGCAAACGGTCTTGCAGCGGCGGTTGGATCGAATAAGCAGACTGCAGAAGCAATCATTGGCAATGCGCTGGCTATTGCTGATGTTGTTGTGCGGCAGACTGCGCAGCAGGGGGCTAACTCTGCAACATTCGAACAGCTCCGGGAGGTAATCGCCACTGAGACGGAGGCGCGAGTTACTGATGTTACCCGTCTTGAGGCAAAAACTGCGCAGAATGAAGCCGGTATTACTGATGTTCGCCAGGCATTAGCGACGGAAACTGAAGCGCGCGCTTCTGCGGTAAGCCAATTGACTGCTGCCACGCAGGCCGCCTCTGATAAAGCTGATTCAGCTGCTGCTGTAGGTGCTCAGAATACAGCATCAATCACTGATCTTAGCCAGGTTGTCACAGACCTCGATTCCTCAATGGCATCACGTCTGGAAGAACTGGGTGCACAAACTGATAAGGCCAGCGGCGGTATTCAGAACAATGCTATCGCGCTGATCACCAGCACGCTCGCGCAGGTTAACCAGCGTAATCTTCTGAGCGTGCAATATGGCGATAACAAAGCCGGTATTGAGCGGGTCGATAATGTAATGGCCGATGCCAGTAAAGCTGTTGCTGAGTCGTTGCGCACCCTTGACTCCAGTGCCGGTGGAAACACCGCGAATGTCACTGATCTGTCAAAGACGCTTGCTGACTTCACACAGGCTTCGGCAACTCAGATCAATTCGCTGAAGGTCACTGTAAATGGCCAGCAGGCCGCTATTGTCCAGAATGCTCAGGTATCAGCTGACATCAACAATAACCTGAATGCGATGTACAGCATTAAGGTTGCTGTTGATTCTAATGGTAATCAGTATGCAGCAGGGATGGGGATTGGTGTTCAGAATACGCCATCTGGCATGCAATCACAGGTGCTGTTTGTGGCTGACCGTTTCGCGGTAATGGCGCAGGCTGGTGGGGCTGTGTCGTTGCCGTTCGTAATCCAGAACGGACAGACCTTCATCCGGGATACGTTCATCCAGGACGGTACCATATCTAACGCTAAGATTGGTAATTACATCCAGTCGAATAACTATGTGGCGGGTTCCGCTGGCTGGAAACTTGATAAGGGTGGCACCTGGGAAAACTACGGCAGCGACGGTCAGGGGGCAAGAAAATCGACCAACGTCACTGACAGTATAAGGGACTCGAATGGCGTTCTCCGCGTGCAAATCGGCAAACTCACAGGGGTGTTTTGATGTCATGGGGTATACAAACATGGGATGCGTCGGGTAAACCCAATAACTACGGTATCAAGCCAGTTTCCGTTGTTGGGCGTATACAACTGGCTGCCGGACAAACATCCGGCAGTTGGTCTTTTACGATTCCCTCTGGAATGAAAGTCGGCTTTGTTCTTTCACTCGATGAAGGAGGAAGCAGCGTAGGTCGCCGCATTGTAGCGTCAGGGAACACAATTACCGTAACAGCTGCCTCTACTGTGGGACTGGGAAATTATCCGGCATCAAAGTGTGAGGTGGTCATTTTCATGGAGAAATCATGATGGCCGAATTTGGCGCAATGATATTAATGGATAACGGGAATCCCTTTGTTACGCCACAATCAACGCCTTTTTGTCTTTACGGGAAGTACACCTTTAATTCATCCGCTAACGGCAGTTCTCAGCAGGTTGCACAGAATATTGCATTGAACGCAGGTTATCCTGCGATGGTATTTATTAAAACCACCAATACAGCACAGCCCACGCCTGTTATGTCTTACAGGAATGGCGGTAATATATATGTTGGCGGGGTTAACCCCTATAACCAGAGTTTCACCCTGACAGTATATGTATTTGCCGTATTCCCGCAGACATTACCGAAATGGGGGCTGGCTATTTGGGACGCCACCGGAAAACTTGTGCTGACAAATGAGTCTCGCGTTTTATCAGACCTGCAGACAGTTGGCATCCCCGGCGCAAACGGCGGTATCAATATTGATCAGACACTGAGCGGTTCATGGGCTGTCGCTCCTGCTCAGTTGGGTCAGACCATAATCGTAAATAACTCCACCAAACCTCCTACCATTTACACAATCAATGCGTATTCGTCATGCAGGTTCGATGGAGCAAACACGAGGATAAACGCAGGCGGGACTTCAACGGGAACAGGGACGCCGGGAGGCGGTACAAATACCGGGATTTCATTAACAGCGATAAATACAGCAGCCTATGACTAATTGATCGTTTTGAGCGATCAATAGCAGATAATTGATCTATCTAATCAATTATACCCACCCCTTTCATGTTGGTATTGTCTAAGTTCATGAATACCTCGGGATACCATCATAATGAATAAGCTACTCATCTGCATGGCTGGGGCTGTCATGCTGTCTGGCTGCGCTGGCGTACTTGAGAAACAGGAACCTATTTGCAGTGGCACAGCTATCGTTGGCGGTCAGGAAAACACGGTTCAAATTTACGGCGTTCGCAAACAAAACAACCAGACGCAGTACCGAGCCGGATACCCTTTCAACTGGCGCTGGGTAAGTGCGAACACATTCACTGACACCACCTGCAAATAACCAACCATTTTAAATATCAACCTCGCTACGGCGGGGTTTTTTATTGCCTGGAGAAAATATGATTTATACTACTGGCACTATCGCCATCAGCGGAAACACCCTTACAGGTACCGGCACAAACTTCACTGCAGCTGGCTCACTTATTCGTAACGGCTGTACTGTTATCGCACTTACCAGCCCCGCCCAGGTATTCCAGATTACTGCTATCGGTGGGGCAACCTCTCTCACCGTTACGCCAGCTGCTAACCCTGCAATCCCTGCTGGAACAAAATATGCCATTCTTCTGAGCGACAGCCTGAGCGTCGACGGTCTGGCGCAGGACATCGCTGAAACCTTCACTATGTATCAGCGTTACATGAGCGGTTTCGCTGATGTGATGAACGGTACTACAGACGTCACTATCACGATTAACGGTGTGGCCGTCACAGTACCAGGCCAGAAATCACTGGCCAAGAAAGGGGCAAACAGTGACATTACCAGCCTTTCCGGGCTGACTACAGCGCTAAGTATTTCACAGGGCGGCACTGGTTCGACAACCGCATCAGGCGCTCGCACAAACCTCGGTTTAGGAAGTAGTTCTACATACGATGTGGGTATTTCTTCAGGGCAGGTAATGCAGGTAGGGGCATTCGGCCTTGGGGTGAACGCGGATATCTCAAATGGAGTGACTCAGCTGCATGTCGGTAATCCATCTTCCAATGTCACACGATTTTCTTACGTCCCGTCGAGCGTTGGAATAGGTTTTTTGCCTAGCCAGTGGCGAGCTGGTTTTGAAATAAAATCTACAGGTGCAACCGGTTTTCAGCTCTGGGCTTCCTCGTATGGTACTGTTCCTCGCGCTGCTATCAGGATAGCTGATTCCTCTGGTTCCGGTTACACAGATTTCGCAGAGTTTTACACAACAGTTAACACTATAAGAGCAAGCGACGGAACGTTGAAGGCAGCTTCCCCAGTAGTTAAGATGTTTGCAGACGGTTCATTTGTAACCAATGACGAATCAGAAGGCTGTACCGTAACTCGCATGAAAGCCGGAGAGTATCTGATCGAGGGCTGCATGGGCATGAACTCAGATGCGGCCTGGGGTGGGATAGATGGCGGATTCGATATCCCTAAAGATCGCAATGGGCAGGCCCTAATCTGGCTGGACTATGAGGTTAGCGCCGATGGTTCTGTGCTGGTGAAAACCTATCACCGTACTCACCCTGATGCACCAGCGTTCGCCAGGAACGAATTGGAAGGCGTGGGTGATGGTGATCCGGTCGACATCCCCCGTGACCAGTTTGTGTCAGTGCGTGTCGAAATGCCTGCTGATTCTTTATACAATAAAAAAATCAGAGCAGCAGAGCTGGCCATGACTGCCGATGCGGGTGAATAAAGGTCGGTTTGGGAAGTAGCGCGACGAAGAACGTTGGGGAGCCCCCCACGGGAACCTGGTACTTCTGGTCGACGAACTCCGGCAGCGCGGCATCCACTTCAAAAGTCTTACGGACAGCATAGACACCTCCAGCCCAATGGGGCGTTTCATATTCCACATCATGTCAGCCCTGGCCGAGATGGAAAGGGAAAACATCATTGAAAGAACTCGAGCAGGGTTAGCTGTGGCCAGGTCAAAGGGGAGAATCGGCGGCAGGCGACCAAAGCTATCACCGGAACAATGGGCACAGGCTGGAAGGTTGATCGCAAACGGAGTGGACAGAAAGCAGGTCGCGATTATCTATGATGTGGCCGTATGTACTTTGTATAAAAAATTCCATGCGTCATGTTTTATCAATAACTTATCCACTGAGGAAAATTGATAGGCAATATCGGGATTGATCATTTTTACCTTCAAAATAAACTGTATATAAATACAGTATTTTTTTGTGAGGTAATGATGCCACGCACAGCAGACATACATGCCGCCTTTGTCGCGGCAATAGAGGTTAACCCTAAAGGCTACCGTTATCTGAGAACAGACAGCTTTATAGAAAAGTTGCGTAGTTTTAACTGGCACTTCACCCGAGCCGATGCCAATGCATGGATAGAGCGCAATCAGCCAGGCTTTGCTGACAAGACGACAGACGGTAGCGACAACAGGTACTGGGTCCTGCGTAACATGGGGAGGGTGCACTGATGGGATTTCCTTCACCGGCGGCTGATTTCGTAGCACCGCGTTTATCTCCGGAAATTATCTGCGGGATCGGCATGGACAGCCGCATCCTCGAAACCTCGTCTGGCTTTGCGGTTATCGAGCCGTGCACCAGACTGGTACAGAATCAGGTTCTGCTAATCCTCAGCGGCGGACGGACTCAGTTTGCCAGAGTCATGGGCAGGGCGCTGATTTGTGATGATGGTGAAGCGATAGAGGGGGAGGCTGCGGAAGAGGTTGAGGTGATGGGGCGGGTGACGTTCTTCATCAACAGCGTGATCGAAGACGACAGGGTGGTTTGATGGGGCATGGATGGGGCATAAAGTTACCGCGAAACGACGTTAGTTCATTGCACATGACAAATCGTATCGCGGCAACATAGCAGAAGTTACCGCACTTCAATCCAACATCAAGCCACTTCGTTAAAAGACTTAATAGTCTCCAGATGAAGATCGCCTGCAGTACCGGATTTCCGAGGAAAGGGATTAGAGTAATGACGTCATGGCTGCTTAACGAGCTGCCGATCCCCAGCATGATCCCGCAAAAAGAGAGAAGCGCCACGGGCAGCATAAAGGTTTTGCCCAGTTGCTGGAAAAACTCCCACAGCGATATTTTTTGTGCTGCTTTCGTCGTCATAAAACGACTCCTTAAATGGTAGAAAGAGATTTAACGACCGCGATGGGGCGAGAAGATAAAACGTTTTATCAAACTTTATTGCGCGCTAAATCACATTCTCAGGCTTTTACTGGTAGTATAAAGATAACGTATTGATAAAACGTTTTAGCGATCTCATTCTCAAGGAGTCACGCCACCACATGGCTGTAGCGAAAAAGATCACCATCAACGATGTCGCGCTGGCGGCGGGGGTTTCCGTCAGCACCGTTTCGCTGGTATTGAGCGGGAAGGGGCGCATCTCTCCTGCTACGGGTCAGCGCGTCAACGAGGCCGTTGAGCAACTGGGCTTTGTGCGTAATCGCCAGGCGTCGGCGCTGCGCGGTGGGCAAAGCGGGGTGATAGGGCTGATTGTTCGCGACCTCGCGTCGCCGTTTTATGCAGAACTGACCGCCGGGCTTACCGAGGCGCTTGAAGCGCAGGGGCGAATGGTTTTCCTGCTCCACGGTGGGCGCGAACCGGAGCAACTGCTCTCCAGGCTGGATAAGCTGCTGACGCAAGGGGTGGATGGGGTGATCGTGGCCGGCGCGTCCGGTGTGGGCAGTGAATTGTGTGAGCGCGCGGCGCAGAAAGGCGTACCGCTGGTGGTTGCGTCGCGCGCCAGCTATCTCGACGAAGCCGATACCCTTCGGCCGGATAACATGCAGGCCGCGCAAATGCTGACCGAGCATCTTATTCATCGCGGCCATCAGCGCATCGCCTGGCTCGGCGGTAATAGCTCGTCCCTGACGCGTGCCGAGCGGGTGGGCGGTTACTGCTCCACGCTCATCAAATACGGCTTGCCGTTTCACAGCGAATGGGTGGTGGAGTGTGAATCCAGCCAGAAAAAAGCCGCCGAAGCCATCGGCACGTTGCTTCGCAACAGCCCGACGATCAGCGCGGTGATTTGCTATAACGATGTGATTGCGATGGGGGCGTGGTTCGGCTTGATCCGCGCCGGACGCCAGAGCGGTGAGGGCGGGGTAGAAACGTTCTTCGGCCATCAGGTAGCGCTGGGGGCATTTGCGGATGTCGGTGAAAATGCGCTAGACGATCTCCCCATCGTCTGGGCAACGACGCCGGCTCGTGAAATGGGGTACACCCTGGCAGACCGAATTATGCAGCGTATTGAAAATAGGGACGTGCAGGCCGGGCATCAGATTGTGGCGGCGCGGTTAGTGACGGTGAAGTAATCTCCGCTGCACATCGCCCGGCAATAAAAAACCCCTCATGCGAGGGGTTTTTCGTTTACTGCTGCGGTACTGCCGGCGGCGCAGCCGGTTCAGCCGGTGCCGGAATGCCCAGCGTCGGCATACCAAACATGCCGACAAAATCTTCCAGCGGCATTTTGTCGCCGTTGAGCGTTACCTGGCCATTAGCATATTGCAGGCTGGTGGAAATGGTGTTGTCTTCCACCTTCGTGATGCGGAACATCTGGCCCATCGCCGCCAGGCCTTTCACCTGTTGGTTTGCCAGTTTACCTGCATCTTCTTCACCATACCCTTCGAGTTTCGCAATCTGCGTCATGAACTCGGTTGCCATATCCATCGGGATGGTCAGCTTGCTGTCGAGCGATTTCACGCTGCGGTCAACTTCCTGCGCCAGGGTCTGCGGCTCGCCGGTCGCGGCCGCCGGATCCTTCAGGAACAGCGACAGGTTGAAGTTGGTTTCGCCTTTGTCGTTTTTCCAGCTCAGTGGCGCAACGGTAATTACCGGCTCGCCTTTCAGCAGGATCGGCAGGTTATTAAACAGCACGGCCATCGCCTGCTGCTGGTACGCCTGCGGGTTCTGTTGCAGGGCGGCATCGGTCAGCAGAGCCTGGCTCTCTTTACTGTATTTCTGGCTAAATTCGTGCCATGCCTGGCCGTCAATGTTGCCAATTTTCAGTGACAGCTTGCCGGTACCCAGGTCCTGATTCTGTACTTTCAGGCTTTTCAGGCTGTAATCCAGCTGGGTGTTGATGCTTTTACCGTCTTTGGAAACGTCAGACTTGCCGTCCAGATCCATGCCTTCCAGCACTGCCATCTCTTTACCTTCAATCGCAATGGCGATCTTATCGAGGCTCAGCTTCTGATCGCCAATACGCTCGTCAAAATCGGTCATACGGCTATTGCCGCTGGCTTTCAGGTTGTTGAAGGTAAGCTGAACCTTCTGGTTATATTCATTGACTGAATTCACCAGGCCGCTGGCGGCATCGCCGGTCAGAGAGACATTCTTGCCGTCGCGATCGGCATCAAGCTGGAAATTACCGCCGCTGAAGGCGACTTTATCGGTGCCTTGTTCGTAATTCAGCGCTTTCAGGTCGATGTCGGAACGCGTATCACCGGCATAGCTGATGCGGGTATTGATCTCAAACGGCGACTCATTTTTCGCCATATCGAAAATTGGCTTTGTCACCTCGTTATTTACCAGTACGGTTCTGGCGGATGCCATAGAGGGGATCAGGTTAAACTTTTTCAACTGCGCCAGCGGGAACGGACCGTGGCTGACCACTTCATCCAGTACCACGCTCTGGCCCGGTTTCAGCCAGGCGTTCTGATTGCCCGCTACCGGCTTCACCACCACCTGCATATGGCTGGTAAAGACGCCACGCTGGTAGTTCTGGTAGCTCAGCTCCAGACCTGCTTCAGGCGCGCTGCGCTTAATTTCGCTGTTTGCCTGTGCCATCATCTCTGCCAGACGGCTTTCCAGCTGTTTCCCGGTATACCAGGAAGCACCCGTCCAGATCACGCCTAAAGCAACAATCACTCCTACCGCTACGACCGAT